ATAGTAATCGGAACATGAATGACACTAGATTGGAATGTAACCAAGGGCACATTTTCTTTTTGGTTAATAATTTTATCAGCAAACTCCTGAACTGGGAAGATTTGATATCTTCGTATAAATTCCTCCATATAATGGATACTATACTCAAACTTTCTTCCTATATCTAATCCGCAAGTGGGATTCTGCATTTCAGGGGCTTCCGATGCAGTCGTTTCTTCAGCAATAGGTGGATTAACCACTTCTGATTCTTCACCAGGTATGGGTAACCCATCACTTTCTGCGACATAATCACCATCGTAATCATCTACCAATTTAGAAGTATGCCATCGCTTTCCATCCCAAACACCATGTTTTTGTCCTGGTGGTGGTGGTGGATGTTTCTTAGGTTCGGTCGGTTTGTTAGTGTTCGGTCGGGAATGTTGATTATTATTTACGCGAGGGTTTGATACGGGTCTTGTCGGTGTCTCAGTTCTACTAACACTTTCCAAGGGGATAACTGGATCCTCAACTGTATATGTTCCAATTCCATCTTCTACGTTGATGGGCATCACACTATTTGCTTCATAGATGTGAACATTTGTCAAACGTACAGATACCAAAAGTGTGATATCTGGACTAACTGTTGTTGGAGCAGCAAGTTGGGTATGCACTGTCAGCATAAAGCGTCCCATCGACTGATCCTGCTCAGGATTTAAAGCAAGAGGACCACAATAAGTCCGAAGAAATTCGGTGGCTGCATTGAATTTAATCATGTACTTTTCAACAGCATTGTCATGACTAAAATTCAAAATCTTATTGTAGTAAACGTTCTTCTCAGCAGGAGTCAATGATGGGGCACCATATGCCAATGTTGCTACTAGACGTCCAGAATGGAAAGGTGTTTTAATTGCCTCAATAGTAACTTCGACATCGGCTCTCCAAAACATAGCCATGTTTAACACAGCAAGTGGAGTTCCAACTTCAAAACCATCAAACATCTGGGTAGACGTCAAATCGCGGAAAATTGAATTTAATGGAAAATTCAACAACTCATAGTTAGCAGCTCGGGCAGTTGACCAAGGAATACTATACAAAATCGTTGGCAATCCACATAGATGCTCTATGGAAGATTCATGATTATTTGAAACTTTCATAGGCTCTCTATGCATCATTGCTGGATGATGTTGCATAGCAATCACTGGTTCAACACCAACATTTTTACTATTACAAGGTAATACTGAAAATGTTGGGATCGTGCCGCTTGCCAATGGTGGTTTGTCTAATGGTAGACTTGCTTTAACATCTGCTGAGCCCTCAGCAGAAGCAGTCGCGCTGGAACCAATCTCAGTTTGAATTGGGATTGATCCAACGACATCTCCGATGTTATAAACGGTAGTAGTTGTTGTTTTACTACCAGCAGCTCCTTCAGCCACGTAGTTTGTTATTGATTCCGGTCTAACTCCTAGTTTCTGAGCTAGTCGTGTAAACCGGGCTACTGCAAATTTATCACGCTTGATAAAATCTGCAGAAGGTAACGGACGCGGTATTGAGAAGCCAGTCCCTCCAAAACGGGAACTAACTGTTATAACAGCTTGGCCAGGGTTAACAGACACAAAAGGTACAACGATATAAATACCGACATAACCCAATGAATCTCCTCCAAGACCACCAGAGAATGTGTTTAGAACAGATCTAAACCACTGCGTTGATATGTTTAAGCAATGTGTCGCACTCTCATTAGGTTGAATCCGAACATGATGGTAGTTATATATATTATAAAGCGATGGTACACTGTTGGACATAGTTGCCAAGGGTGCAAAATATGCTACTGCTAATCCTTGTTGAAAAGGATTGCCGTTAACTTGAAAGAATATTTGTAGGTGAGTAACCATGTAAATAAATCTTTCAAATGGCATATTCTGCACATTCTCAACTTCACCTGTCAACAACAAACCAAATGGAACATCTACACTATATATAACTCCACTAGATGCAGAATTCCAAACAACCCTATCACGATAAATTATGGAGTTCAAACCAAAGTCTAAACCCATTCTTTCTTCATTGATAGCGTTCCTTGAAATTAGATCACGCTGGTTCATCTCATTTTCCATTGATTGTTCAAAGCCAGTTTCGGTCGTCATAGTCGTCAAACCACCCACAGAAGGTAAAGTAGCTCTTATAGGGTCATCTGAATGTGCAAACAAGCTAGTACTTGGTTTAGTCTTAGCTCGGCAAACTTTTCGCTGTGTTTCCAAATAAGGAACCACAACTGGTTTTATCAAATGATCCTCTAAGACTGAGTTAATGGAATTACAGTAATAATCAAAGAAATCTCTATCCCATATAGAGCATTTCTCCATACACTGTTCTACCACTTCTCTCAGGTCAGCAATTTTTGAGTGTTGCCATTGAACAGTCTCCCATAGACTGCTCTTCAATTGTGCACCAGCCCAAAAACCATTTACCATGCGGGGTTGAGTTCCTAGGAAATTGATTTGATCAAAGGAACTCCAGTTTTCCGTCAGTTGTTGGTCTTTCAAAGAATGTGTAAAATCTTGATTAACCTCCAACATCATGGATTGCAAGTCCAGGGGCGTAAAAGTGACCTTATCCGATATTGAAATTATATTATCATCACCTAAAGTTTTGATTCTATAATCTCTCCAATAAATAAGGTCAGGGTCAAGTCGTGTGAAACAGTATCTTATATATGCTTCAGAAACCAAACAATTAAGAATTGTGGTAAAGAAACAACCACTAAAGTGATTACTCTTTATCCAATAAAGTTTATCCTTAATTTGTAACGGAGATTTGGTTTCATGATCATATATAAAATTCCATTCCTCATCAGTCACTAAATCACCAAGCAAGTCACGAAGGAGTTTATAAGCTCTTTCACGAATTACTCTGACGTGTCTTTGATCAAAACTCTTGAAATCTGCAGATAAAAATCTATCACCTACTTTAGATAGGTTCTGATAGATATCGTCAAAATCCCAAGAGTTTGGATTCATTCCAATGCTAATAGGCACTCGTTGCCAGCTGTTTGTAAAAGCAGCTAACAATGAACCTACTTTCATTCGAAATGCAACAGCAGACACAGCAGAATTACAGAATATCATACGAGTACGAACTTCATCTATTTTCTTTTTAGACAAAGTTTCGTCTTTTAGATATCCAATAAATCGGTGATCAATTTCTGATGTTCCGTCATATGTTTCCATTTGTTTCAATCGGTCATCCAAAAGGGATTGGAACATATCTGACACCCAATAGTCTTCACTACTGATTCTGATATGATCTGTTTTACCTTTTAATCTCTTTGAGATAACCAGGGGGTATCCAGGGGACGTAGCGGTGTTGATCGAGGAAAGTATTCCAGGTACTCCTCGAATAGCTTCTTCTTGTGTGAGAACTCTTCTACCCATAGGCCACATTAACTTTTTCTGGTAAAATGTGGTCATGGAATCGAAGACATCATCAACAATACTCATTACAGGATTTGGTTCTGAAACTGCAAATAAGTTTTCTAAAGAAGCCTCAACAGGGTCTTTTCCATTTGCTCTTACATCATATCTTGACATAATCGCGGGTTGCTTTTCGGTAGTTACCGGCAATAAGCCTTGTAAAATGGTAGGTGCTATAACAGAAGTATCAGGAATATAAACTATATCCTCTTCTGGTACGTCAGCTACCCTTAACAAGTTGGGATGTACACTTTCACCTGATTCTGAATTAAAACTTTCCTCAACAACTTTTCCATCAAAGATGGACAAAGCTGCCATAAGGTCCTCTTTCGTTATAACGCTAATTATACTGGAAGGATCAATGGTTTTATTATCAGAACCGGCTACATGTATTCCCAATAGCTTATTGGCCAATGGCGTATCATAGAAATAAGCAAGATTTCCACAATCTCCATTGGTTGATGGTATTTTCGCTTTAACAGCCCACTGTATGTTCATGAAATCAATAAAAACACCTTTACTCATCACTCTATAGCGACAATCACTAGACATAAGGCTCGCAGGTCCATAATTGTCCTTTGTCGTTGAAATCACTCCTAGATTGAATCGTTTAGGCATTCTTAGTAATTCAGCATTTGTTATAAAACGGCCGACGATACTAGCATCAAGAGGCATTTTCTTAACATGACCAAGATTAATTATACAATAATCCTTGTCATGCACAGAAACAATGTCTCGGGATACCACTATTTCAACAGATTCATAAACTCTACCTAAATGAGTTACAGTGGCAGTCAAAACTTGGTCCGCAGATGTAATTCGACCTAAACCCCAATGATAAACTGATAAGAATCTCCTATTACCAAGTGGTACAGCAGTTACAACAACGTCGTCAATATGAAAACGTGCTAAACTAATTGCACCAGCTTGAGAAACATAAGATCCTCTAGTAAAGCCTCTCATTGGTTGTGTAGGTCGGTTACTACGCTTAGTCTGTTTAGCCTTAGGTTCACCTGAGGTTTGATAATGCGCATAGGTTATGTCATCTTCTTCCTGTTCTACTTGTTCATCTGTACCAAAAAATACGCCTTTAACGTATTTCACAATACAACGCAATAGAAGAGCCAACATAATCATAATTGAAAAATCAAACCACATGTAAATCCAAGGCTTAGTCGGGTTAGGGGTCGCAGAAGGAATTACTTCCTCAGTTCCAATAAGATGTTGATATTTGTCCTTTGAGTGTTTTAAACTAGCGACAAATGTTTCCGTTTCAACATACTTATCAATGTCATTTGTGAGTTCATCAACTACATCAGCGTCTCTAGCTGTTAAATCAATGTACTCAGAAAGAACAACCATATCTGAAAAAGCGGTTTCAATAGTAGTTACGTCATCGTCTGAATCAGAAGATACTTGCATATGCTCTGTATCTTCTTCAACACTCTTAAAAGTGTCAGACGATTCATCTCTTTTAACTTTTGAATCCACGTCATCATTTACAGTCTCTTTAGGAACACTATCTCTCTTCTTCTTTCTTGATCGAACTTTCCGTTGAGAAGATGGTGTTTCTTGGGGTTCTATCGTTTCCACTTCCAACATTTCTGCTGAAAATAGTCCATAAGCTTTGTTATAAATGGTTTTTGATAAATTTGGCAATGAAGTGGATACCATAAATTGTAAAAATAAGTCTTTCAAACTCACTTTCTCATTAGGTATTCCAACAAATTCTCTCATTAACTCATCTATAACTAGTCCAGGTGTTTTTTGCGTTTCGTCACTAGCGCCAGAAGCTTCAGCCATGCATTGTATCAACTCCATATGTTTACGATGTTTGTTAAGAATAATTCTACCAAACTCTGTGAAACTAAACTTATGATCAGGTCTAAAACCTAAACATTCATCAGTTTCCAGAGTGGTAACACTACTCTTAATAGGATCTTCAAATGAACCTCGAATCCATTCAAGATTCTTTCTTTGTTCCAATGTGTATTTACCCATATCCACATTACCAGTTGTACCAAGAAGGTGTGTTCTCGGAACAAGCGATATCTTTAGAGCAAAATTACGTCGTCTAAACAATGCTTTTGAATCATATCCTGCAACTGTCTTACTATGGTCGTTACTCATAGTAATAACAACTTTGGGACTACAGGGTGTTCCCTTTATTCCAGAATTAACATTATCAACTGATGGTAATTCAGGAATAAAGACACCGGTACTAATCATCTGAAGATAAATCTCTGCTTCCTTGTCAATGCGTTCAGCATTGCCATTCAGAAATTCATCCCAAATGATATAGCGTTGTCCCATATATGCATCCATATAATCCGATTTTGGCATTGTATATATATCCTCATCCGTTGCACCTAGCATTTTCATTAATCGAGTTGCGATCAATGTCTTGCCAGTACCAGGAGGAGCATACATATGCATGCTAAAGGGCAAAGGTCGAGTCGTTTCAGTATTTTCATACTGTGAAATTATTGAACGTAAATTAATCAGTTTCAAATAATGTGATACAAAAATAGCTCTCAAATGAGGAGAAATATTTTTAATATCACGCATTTTAGCTGATTCTTCAATACATTCAACAAGGCGGGTCCGGAAAACTTGCGAGGTCAATACCGTTGCATTCTTACTAGCGGTTAATAAAGCACTAACTTTAATTCTCCACTCGTCCAAACAAAGTTCAAACTTCGTCTGTTCGTCACCAAATTCGTACGTGATAGCGTTTCGAATTACGGAAGGTAAGAATGAAATTAAATATACACCAGCATATTTAATGATAGTTCCAGCAGCAACTAACTTCATCAAGGTGCCACACCAACTAGTGATTTTCTCTCTAGTCGGCAGGCCCCAATTGAATAAAGCCAAAGTCACTGCAGCGATGGAAACAACTCCATCGGGCGATTCTGCTGAAAATTTGTGATCGTAGAAGTTCAATGTTACGTTAGAAGTTGCGCGATGTCCAATAATTCTTGAAATCCAATCAACCAAGTGACCACCAACAAAACCAAGAGCAATTACAATTAAACTTGCAATAAGTATTGTACTACTCTTAATTAAGTCGTAGGCCTTATCAATGATTTTTGAAGGAAATTTAAGAACTTTTGAAAAAGCTTTAGACACCGTTTCAACTAACTGATCATACCATTTGAACGCAGATGATGCTTTTGAACCGATACCAGTAAAACCGTGCTTGATAAAAGGCAAAAAGCTTGAAAACATCTTTTCAAAAATTTGTTGAAACCATTTGAAAGGAGAACTGATAAAAGTTCTTATTCCATCTGTTTTCTTCCAAAAGCCATTTACCCATTCAGTCACAGTCTTAATAATACCAAGTGAAGTTGCATCATCTTGGGCAGTTTCAGCAGTCCATGTGTGAGGTTCCATGTCGTATCCAAGGCCAATAAACTTACGTAGACGATGATAACGGTCAATATCAAATTGACTATAATCATCGTTGGCAGTAAGACTATCGATTGAAAGATCGAGATAGCGAGAATAATAGCAAGCCTTCAAGCTACGTTTCAAAAACTTCTTCTGTCCACGAGAACTTAAACGAATTAAGTTATCGTAAGACAGAAGAAATCTTCTAAAGTTTCTAGAAGTCCAACGATTAAGGTCACCAAAACAATCTTGCCCAATAAAATCTTCTGCATAGATATCAGTAGATTTTCCTGAGAATGTCCGTGTTTGTAAATGCCAGTCGTTCTCTCGGTCAAAACGCACATAAACGAGATATTTTGCAATAAATCGTATGTACATCTTAAACCAATTGAAATCCCTATAGTAAAGAAATATCGCCTTCCGATAAATCTCTATAAGGTCGTCGTGTTCAGGTTCAATAACCTGAAGGAGAAAATGTAAACAAGCTAGATTTTCATGCTTGAGAAACACTTTCTCATTAGGTATGTGGTCACAATTTGAAAATGGTAAAGTTTCAATCTCAAAGTATTTCTCATCTGAATGAAATTCTCCATTTTCCAAATATTTGATCAACATATCTTGAAGAGACAAGTCGAACTTATCAAAACATCTCAAGCCTAGCTCATGTACTAAGCAACGTTTTCGGGAACAAATATGCTCAACCGATTGGTTGCTCAATAAAGCATTAGCTAAGCGAGCTGTAGTGAACTCGTTACAGAACTTGTTTAAAAAGGGTTTGTTTGCCAGTTCTAATTTCGGACGAGACTTGTCCGTCATATGGTCGAAGGGCATAGAATCCATATGATTTTTCATTTCAAAGTGACTCGAAATCATGTTTGAAATTACAGCTCAATTTATT